CTTGCTGGTCGGCGCGCCGCTGTCGGAGGTCACGTCCAGGCGAATCAGACCGCGCGGCTCACCGAAGGCAAACACGCCCGGATATTTCGCCTGCGCCTCCCGGTTTCCCGTGCCGCTGCCCGCCGTCGAGGGGTCGAAGCCGTCGAGCGGGAGAAGCTGACGGGCCAGCACCTGGAAGGCATAGAGGTTATTCAGCTGATGACTTTCCACCTCTTCGGGGGTGGCCTCCACCAGAGCCAGTGCCCGCATACCGGACTGAAACGCCAGCATCAGCGCCTGAATCTGGTCTGACTGACTTTTTTGCGAGGCGGCCATGCTGGTCACCTGCGCGGCCATCTCATCGAGACCGAGCTGCATCAGGGCGGCCGTCAGCGACTGGAGACCGGACTGCAACGCGGTCAGGCCATCCAGCGCTGAGCCGGTGTCCTGCTCCAGCTGCTGGCGCAGGGACGTAATCGCCTGCTGGCTTGCCAGCGCATTCAGCCGGTTCGCCTGGCCATTGCGCTTCTGGTAATAGATAAAGGCCAGCAGTTGCCCCTCGCTGTCAGGCACCACCACGCGAAAGAGTTTCCCCTCCGGCGTGCCGGCAAGCCCCGCAAGGGTGCCGTCCGGGTCATCCGGGGTCATGAAGAAGGTGTAATCCCGGTAGTCCTGCAGAGACTCAACGGCGGTTTTTAAATAGCGGGTACGGTTCGCCAGCTGCCGGGCCTGTTTGTTTGACGGACCATAAATGCCGCCCTCCACCCGGTCTTCACGCGCCAGCAGGTAAACCTCATCTTCCCATTTCGTCTGTTCGTTAATTGCACTCATGTTATTCTCCTGCGTAAACGCCACGGCCATCGTGAAAGGTGCGACCGTCATAGCGGTGAGGGTCTTCCCCGCGCTGGTTTTCGGTATAGGTGACCGAGCCGGAATGGAACCCGCCGCCGTCATAACGGGCGGCCTCATCCGGCGTGTATTCCGGCGGATACACGCTGATGACCTCCCCGCCGCACGATGCGGCACCGGTATACACCGGACCGGTGGTCCCCGCTGACAGTGACAGGCGGGCAATGTGGCGGCTGACCGGCCTCGCATCGCCAATAATCCGTTCCAGCTCCTTAATCATCGTCTCGGTAATACCGATATCATTCAGGTCAATCTCAAGGCGGAATGTCCCGGCGGGGTCGGCCACGTCCCACCACTCCTGAAGCGTCATGCTGTAACCGAGGTTTTCAATCACCCGGCGAACCGCCGCCACCGTCCCCTTGCGTTGGTGGATCCAGAACGCATCGCTGACCGCCTGGCGCTTTTCCCTTTCAGACCAGGTTTCCTCCCAACGGTCGACGGAAAACGCCCACGCCAGATACGGCAGGAATTTCACCGGGCATTTCCATGGGTTCCAGAGATCACGCAACGGCACGCTTAAATCACTGATACCTGAACAGGCCTGCGCCAGCCTGCGCTCCAGCGAGGACGATCCCGGCGGTAACAGGCTATTCATCAGAGCCACCAATTTCTGCTTTAAAATCGGTGCAATAGGACGCCTGCGTTTTATCTATCACCATGTCAGCCAGGGGCTGCATCAGCTCAACGCGCTGCACGCCCTGAACATGCAGAGCGGCATAAATCGCAGACAGCCGCACATCACGCCCCAGGCGACGCTGCTCATTGATGTATGCTGTGCCCTGCTCTTTCGCGGCAGCGAGGATGGGTTCCTTTGCCGGGCCGGGATAGACATACAGAACCGCGTCGATTTCATAGCGGACAATCTCAGCAGAGCGGACGCTCACCCGGTCCGCTACAGGCCGCACGGCCTCATCATTCAGTGCAACACCAACTACCTGCAGCAAGTCATCCGGCGCAGTGCCATCACCGTCGCGGGCCAGAATCGTCACCACGACTTCCGCCGGTGCCGGGCTGAATGCTGATGCATCTGCCACACGGCCATCGGCGCTCAGCGCGTGATATTCATACGCACCGACGGGACCGGCAACGCTCATCCCCTCAAAGGCCGCCGGGATGCGCTGGCGATAATCCGCGTCCGATTCCATTTCCGCCTCAGTCGGTGGCGTGGTGGTATCGTCTGCGGTGGTGATCACCCGCCGCTGCACGTTATTGTTAGCACCTAAATTGTCCAGGTCATCCCCGCCGGAATAGGCCACCATCACGGCTTTCGCCGCCTCGTTAATCCGCTGTCGCAGCAGCAACTCCCGGTACACATTTTCCTGCAGCATTTTCACCACAGGCTCAGACTCAAGCGTTAAGGTACGGGCCACGGCTTCCTGTTCTTCTGCCGGAAATAATGCGACAAATTCAGCCTTGCGTTCAGACAGCAGGGTTTCAAAATCCGGCACATCCACGATTTGCGGTGGCGGCAGCTGGGAAAGGTCAATAACGGCCATTACTTGCTCCTGTCGATACAGAAAGAGATACCGGCACGCCGTCGTTACGCTGGCCCGCCAGCTCAATCACCATTGCGCCATCCATGCTGCTGCTGTTAATCGTGATGGTGTCGAGTTGCAGCCGCGGCTCCCAGCGCTGCAACGCGACGTATACCGCCGCCATGATCTGCAGGCGCAACGCCGGGTTTTGTGGCTGGTCAATCAGCGCGGACAGCAGGGAACCATATTCCCGACGGGCAAGACGGCTACCCTGCGGCGTCAGCAAAATATCCCGCACGGACTGGCGCAGGTGGTCCGTTTCCGTAATGGCCTGGCCGGTATCGCGATTCATCCCGATATAGAGCGTCAAATTGGATCTCCCGTTGTTCCGCCGCTGTCGCCAGGGTGTTTATGCTTATCGGCCACAATGCCGTTTGACGTCATCGCTCCGCCGCCGTGGGTGACGTCGCCATTCAGGATCACGTTGCTGTTAATACGGGTCGTGTCAGCCTCGAGCACAAACTCCTCTGTTTTGCAGGAAACCAGCTGCGAGGATTCGATAAGCACGGCTTTAACACCCCGGATAATCCAGTGCCCGGTGGCCGGGTCGTATTCGAACCAGCCGCCATCCTCGTATGCGGTCACGTCCGCGCTTTCAGAGTCTGACGGCGGCGGGCACGCATTGGAGTAAATAGCCGGGAGCGCAAAAGCCGTCTCCAGATTGCCGCCCAGACTGAACAGCACAACCTGCTCACCTGGCGACGGACACCACCACGTGCGCGACTTCCCGGCACGGTAGGTCAGCCAGTTAATCCAGTTGGTTTCGAGGTCTCCTGTTTTCACCCGGCACAGCCAGCCGTCCCGGTCCACTTCGGTCACAATGCCGGTGCGGATCAGATTGGTGATAAGGCGCATGATTTCGGTTAGTTGTGAGTTCATTTTATAATAATGTACAAAGTATATGACTTGCTCACTAATTCATATTTGTTTCATCCCTAACACAATGGCCCTTCATCAGTAAATTAACTACCATAATTACAGATCACGTGACCACCTCGCCCATATAAAAACCAAAAGTCAAAAAAATACTCAATTATTTTAATATAAAAACAACAAAAAAGCGGCTTAATTGCCGCTTTTTTGTAAAGCCAAGAAATTAATTTATATTAAATAATTTCATTTCACCTTGAGAATATACGCCACAACAATCCTCTACTGATATATCATCTAATTCGGGTGAAAAGACATCTTCATCAGTAAATCTATCAGTATGTAAAACATCTTCTGCAAGAAAACTGGATAAATCTATTGATTTAGGAATATCGTCAATCCAAATAGTCCCTCCATCTGCTATCATATCCAAATGCAACTCACACTGGTAACCAACAACACCCGGTGGTTGATTGTGTTGACCAAACCCAAGATGTACTCCGGGCTTCCGTTCATTAATATGAGAATTCATATACAACGGTGCATGCACATTTCTATTCGTTCCAAAACCAAGTTCCCCAACTTTCTTTGCATTAAGACGCTCAAAGCATTGATCAAGAAACTTTATTACATCCTTGCACTCGCTATGATATTCAACAACTATCCCTTTATCTAAGTACAACGTCACAGGGCGATCTTGTAATCTTGTGTCTTGATCAGTGATTGCATTAAGATTGAATGCAAAGTCTGCCACAAATATCCCTGTAACATTCGCAGGATAAGTGGCAACCTCGCCTGGCGGTAGTATAACTGTTCTTCCTACTCTTGCCAGACCGCGATTGCTGACCCAAGAATGTTTTTCGTTGTTAAGTTCAATATTTAGATTTGTTCCGCCTTTAGTTTTTATATGAACCTTTTTGGCGGACATTAGATAATTCAATAGTGTGGAATTAAATTGATTTATTTCCTCAGGAGCTATAGATAATGCATTTGTAAAAAGCTCAGGACAAGAACTAATTGCCCTATATATTAACAGCCTTTCTGGCGGATAAGCACTTAGTAATTTATAGATTTTACGATCATGAGAGAAAGTATCTTTTTCAAAGGTTAAAATAACTAGCCTACCTCCCCCATCTGGTAATACTGGCAAGACTTTTCTTGCTCTATCAAAAAAAAAAATCATCTTTAATTGGCTTCATCCAACAAACTTCACAACTAATTTCAAGCTGTGTCAACGCAAACTTTACTGCACCCGCAATATCGCGACTATCGGGAGTGTAGAAAATAACAACATTATCATTTTTTTTAAGATGTACATATTTCTCTAAAAAAAAATGTATTGAATTCCAAAGAGAATCATTTAGCATACCCCCCTCCTCCATTCATATAAAACATGAAGTTGGTCTCAAACATGAGCCTGAGACCAATTATTCTACACTCCTGCCTACATATTACTCCTAGTGCTATAGGCTATATACCACGCAACGTCCTCTGAGGGCTCATTAGTGAATTGCACCGGACTATCCTCACTAATTTCCTGCCCTTCCATTTCATCCAATTGCTTTTTTAATTCATCGATCATTTCTTTAGTTAAGACATTTGGAGCTTGCGGATTATTAGGCATAAAAACCTCTTAACAGTTAAGATCAACTAGGCACTCATTATAAAAATAGCACATAAAAAATAGCACATAAAAAAAACTCACAAAAAAAACCTCAACAAAACTCAGTTAGACATATTAATTCAATTATGCTCACAAAATTAGAATTATTATCAACATGTGATAAAGATATTAAAACTTAAACCAAACCAAACTCGTTATGAATAGAATAAAAATCTATTGAGGAAAAATTTAATTCCTAACCATATAATTAATAAGAACCCGATTTATTAGCATCTTAACGGTATATGTTAAACCTAGCAACCGTCGCTCTGCATAACGTACCTCCGGCCCCTTCCGGCTAACACGGTCACGCAGACCGTAATGATGAACGCGGGCAATACGCTGCACCCTGCCCTCAAATTCGACACTGGCAGAGTCCGGGCTGGCAACGGCTTTCAGGTATTTTGCGGTGCGGAGTTTGGCAAACATTTGCCGACGTATGCGGCCAGTTTTTGTGCGTGCCGTTACCCGTCGTGGTTCGTATGCCGTGCCGTCCGGGTTGCGCTGCATCCTGATATTTTTCTGCTGGGTGCGGCGCAGCTGCTGCGCCAGCTCCCGCATCATGCGCTTACGCGCGGCAGGCTCCAGACCAGCCAGCAGCGCATCTAACCAGGCGTCAACTTCCTGCAGCTCAGTCACGGCGCACCGCCCACATTTCGTCCGGTTCGTCCGGCTCCGGCACCGCTTCGACGCTGGACACGTCACCGTCAGCACTGACGATCACGCGCTCTGTCAGCTGCAGGTTCAGGCTGATATCGCAGATATCATTGCGCAAGATATCGACCTCAAACGTAAACAGCTTTTCACGCAGTTCCGGGTTATGGATAGCATCGGGCTGATTCTCCATCAGCCAGGCCAACATGGGAGCCATCAGCAATCCCTGATCGCCGCTGAAATCCACAACCACCACGTTGAGGGTATAGCGATACTCCCAGGACAACGACGCTGCGCCGGTCGCCACCACCGAACCGTTATCCACGAATAAATGCAGCTTGTCCGGGTTGTCCCGGACATACGCCACGGCTTTATTCAGGGCGAGGCGTAAGGACTGAGGTTTGTTCACTGTTTCGCTCCTGGCAGGAAATTATCGTGTCCACCTTGTCAGCACAGATCGACCAGGCCGCCTCCGCCTCATCCAGCGCCGCCAGCAAATCGCCGTTAGTGCTGGCTGCTGACTTTTCCAGGCGGCACTGCGTCACCCTGGGACAACCATTCACGGTAAGCCGCACCTCCGGCGAGGGCCGGTCGTTCGCGCATCCTGATAATGTCAGGAGGCAAAGGAGTACCAGCCCAGCGGCGCAAACCCTCATTTTCACGTTTTAGCTCCTCAATCCGACGCTGGCGGCTTCGCAGCAGCGCGTTTGTGCTTTCTGCCGCCGCGTAAAGCCGCGCCTGTTCCCGGTTGTTGGTTTCGGACAGGATGGACAGGGCGATCAGCTGTCCGTTCGTTTTTGCCAGTTTGTCGCCCGCCGTTTTCAGGTCCCTGCCTTGCTTATCGATGGTGTGGCTGGCCTCATTCAGTCGCCATGACTGCCAGCCCAGCGCCGCCAGTACGAGCGCCAGAATAACCGCCAGCGCGCGCGTCATACCGTCACCGGCTGCTCATCAACAACCTGCGCACGCAGGACCTTAAGCGCGACCAGCGTCAGCAGATAAAATGCCAGGGTGATAACGTGGCCCGTAAAGGCGAGAAAAATCACAAGCAGCGAACGCCTGGCCCATCTGATCACCTGGTTTCCTGGCGTACTGAAAAAGCGCGTCAGCGCCTGCATTGCCTCTTCCCGATGAGTGCCGCCCGCATACCACCCGGCCAGGCAAAGCAGCACCGCCACCCAGACCAGCAAACAGGCTACCCATGTCAATGCGGTGACCAGCGCCGAGGTCATGCCGTTTGGGACAAAGAGACTTAAAATCATCAGCGCCGCGTACAGCACCGAAAGCAACCCACTGATAAATTTCTTCTTCATTTCGTCATGCTCCTTTTAAGCACCAGGCCAGCTCCCGCCCACGGCGGTTATCCAGCCCCTGGTTAAATATGCCTTTGACATATACCCAGCGCGGCAGCTGATAGCAGGCATCGCGCCAGCGCTTCTGATTGATAAGCTTCACCATGGTTGAGCTGCAGGCGTTGCCCGTTCCGACGTTGAACGCCAGCGACACCAGCGCGTCATAAACGTACTGCGGCACGTTCACCAGGACACACCGCGCCAGCGCGGTTTCTACCCGTAACACATTGGTGATGAAGTTCCCCGCCGCCTGCCGCTCTGTGATGGTTTTCCCCGGCACCACGCCCGACGTGTTACCGATGCCATCGGTCCACACACCAGCGTCACACTGGTACGGCTGAAGGCGGCAGCCCTCGTAATCAGCAATCAGCTTCAGCCCTTCCACTGAGGTGTGGAGCTGCTGGAAATTGGGCAACGTGGCAGCAATAGCCAGCACCGCACCAACCAGACAGCGCTTAACGATTGAAGGATTCATATTCCCCCTGGTTTATCTTGCCGCCGCGTAACAGCTGATAGGTTTTGTGTTTGTAGTACCAGTTGATCGCCAGCATCAGCAGGCCAATCAGCACACCGCCCACCGTAGAGGCATCTTTAAGCGATAAATCGCCCATCCACGCCAGCAGTACAGCGATGCAGTACGTAATAAAGGCGCTGATCCGTTCAAGCGTCATAACTCAGTCCCATAACTGGACGGTCTGCACCGTGGTAGTGGTCGCAATATCCGGCAGCTCCACCTGCAGCCCGTGAGGTAAAAAAGGGCCATGCTCAGCCAGCCCCGGATTTGCCTGCAGTACCTGCTCTGTGACGCCCTGCGTGCGCCCGTAATGACGCCAGCAAAGCGCATCCACCGTGTCACCCTGGTACGCACGCACTTTCATCAGATCAGCTCCACCGTACAGTGGGGCGCATCCTGCACCCGGCTAATCGCCCAGCGGGCATCACGCCACAGATCGCCGCTGGCCTCCGCCAGCTCATCACCTCGTTTGACGCCGGATGCCGTGGCGTCATAGTCCTGGTAACGTTCATTCACCTGGGCACGCGCCCAGCAATACACGGCGTTGTGGTAGTGGTGGATGCGCTCGCTTTTGCCGTCCAGCTCTTCCGCCGGTACGTCTGCCAGTGTCTGAAACCCCAGCGCCTGCTGGCGCTTGCGGAAGTCGTACAGCTCCGCGTTGACCTCCGACATAGCAGACCGGATAAGCTGCCCAAGACGCGGTGACGTCACCGTGCCATCCGTTCGCATCACGCTGCGAAACTCCGACAAATCCACATCTGGCCAGAATGGGGTGTTTTTGATGACCTCCGCCTGTTCTGGCGCCTGTTCTGGCGCAACAAACTTCATGCGGGTTTTCTCCTGAAAAGGTGGGCGGTGAACGGGATTTTGATAAGGCGCTGCCTGTCGCCATCCCGTGCCGCCCGTGCGCGGGGCACGTTCCGTCAGTGGCTGTTACGCAAATGGCGCTCCAGCCGCTCTTTGTCTTTTTTCACGCCGCAGCGGGGATCGAGCTGCAGCGCAAACGTGTAGTGGTTAAGGGCTGCGGCGGGGCGAGACTCGCTGATCACGGCGGCGATGGCTTTATGCAATCGGGCGCGGGACTGGTCCGGCATATCCAGCGCATCCGTCAGTGAAAGCGCCTGCAGCAGCACGTCGGCAGGGAATTCAGCTTTCATGCGCTGCGCGGCCTCCGCCTGGTCTGCCAGCTCTTCCGCGACAACGGTCTGCACGTTGCGGCGGCCCAACGCCTGCGGCAGCACCCAGCCGTGTTTGAGCGCGTGCGCGGCAATCTGCAGTCCACCGGCAAAATCACCGGCATCGATACGCCAGAGCATGAGAAACATCAGCACGTCATCCTGCTGCGCTCCACCGGCTGCCAGTACGCCATCCGCCCAGGCGGTATATTTGGGTAACAGTTCCACCTTGATCTGCGCCTTTTTCACGGTGGACTGAACCCCTTTGAGGCGGCGGCGATCTTCTGCCAGCTGCAGCAGCATCAGGTCATAACCCGACGCATGGCGAACACTGCCGCCCTGACGGGCGGCCTGTTCAGCCTGAACGCGCAGGCGGTGCTGCCGTGCGGGACTCAGGCTCATGCGTTACTCCCCTTCTCCGGCGCTGAAGTCACCGATGGTGATGTTTTCCACCAGTGCCACGCAGCGGTAATCCTCCACCACATACGCCTCGTTGACGGATTCGAAGTTTTCGATGCGATCGCGTTTCGGGTTATCAATGACCGAACGGCGGCGGGTATCTTCCTGCCAGTAGATGGACAGGTTATCCAGACGGGTGATCAGCACGGCATTAGCCGGGAATGACGGGGCGCGGACAGCCTGCAGGCCACCCATGCGTTTCTGGCTGATAATCAGATCAGCGGCCAGTTTTTCGCTGTTTTCCTGCTCCTTATTGACCAGCGGGAAATACTTGTCAGACAGCAGCTCACGACCACAGATCACGACCAGATCAGCATCATCCTGGAAAATCGGGTCAATCAGCTCATTGACAGCATCCATCACTAGCGCATCCAGGTTGGCATATTTACCGCCCTTGCCTACCTTCACCGGGTCTGCGGTGGTGGTGCCATCTTCTGCCGTGGTGCTGCCCATCACGCAATCTGCCGCATCTTCGCGGACTTTCTGCAGCCAGCCTTTGTTGACGTCCTGCAGCAGCGGGTTATCGACTCGGTTTGAGGTTTTGGCACGCTTCACACCGTTGAACCCGATCATGATGCGGTCCAGCGCCTGGCGCTTGACGATGGCGTTACGGATGCGCACCTGGAAATCCTGGAATTTCGCCCACAGATCAAGTTTTGCGTAGGTCAGCACCGTATCAAAGTTGGTCTGCTCGCACTTGTACTCAACATCGACCATGACTGTCGGATCGGTTGGTTCGCGCTCCTTCGTGGTCGTGTCAGTGGTCCCGGCAATGGTGCTACCGACGCCCAGCCCCAGCAACTGGCCTGACTGCTCAGTCACCCCAATGATGTTAATCATGGTCAGGAATGCGGCGGACTGCTGGATCTGGTCTTCCAGCGTCTGCTGCACAGACGGCTCCACGGTGAACTTGCTGGACAGCTCCTCAACTTCTACGCCATTCAGGCGCGCCAGCTGCTGCAGGTAGGCGTTAAAGGCAAAACGTGTTTTCTTTTTCATTGGTTCTTATGCTCCATCAGCAATTGGTCAGGGTGCCTGCTGGCGCGTTACCGCCCGGCGCACGCTGGCGATAATCTTTGCGGCTGTCTTCCTGTTGCAGTTGCTGCTCCAGTTCCGCAAAGGCGGTCTGCTGCTCCTGAAGGGAGGTTTCCAGCGCAGCAAGGCGCTTACCCTGCGCGGACAGGGATTGATCGGTGCGTTCGCTCAGGCTCTGCTGCTCGGTAGCGACCAGCTCAACAGCACGATGCACATCAGAAAAACGCGCATCATCGGTCTGCGATTTTTTGGCAAACATCGCGGTAACGCGGGCAAAAAGGGAGGGTTTATCGTCCTGAACCTCTTCCCACTCGATCAGCGTTTCTTCTGCGGCGGTAAAGAGGTTTTCCGGGCTTTGTTTGCGCCCGGCCAGCGGGTTGCTTTTGGCGCTGGCGCTAAACTGCAACATTTCTGTACCCAGGCTTGCCGGGTCGTCAGTCGCTGCCAGGCCAACCAGGTACGCTTTGCCGGTATCAGCAAAACTGGTATTGACCTCCATCGAGGTGAACAGTTTTTGCAGCTTGCGGGTATACGCCACCAGATCATCTGACGGGGTGATCCACGCATACAGGGCCATTTTCCCCTTCAGCGGGCCATCCGCAATTTCTTCGGCCTCCAGCTTATCCACGGTCCCGAAGCGGCGGAATGGACTGTCCGGGGTGTAGCCCTTGATATGTTCCAGATTAATCAGCGCCGTATAGACTTGCGGGTTATAACTGGCCGCCATCTGCTCCAGCCAGGCGCGCTCAATGGTGCGCCCGTCGGTTGTTGCCCCTTCCACACCAATGCGGAAGCGTTTTGCTTTAACTGCCATTTGAGCGACTCCATCAAATAACTCAGTGAGGCCTTATGGTTGCTGTGATGGAGGGGGTGAAACAACGCGCAGACCTTGTGCGGTAAACCACACAAAAGCCAGCCGGGGAAAGGCTCCTGTCAAGGCCGTAGTCTTGTGCCATGAACACAACATTGACTCCCGCAGACCTCGATCCCCGTCGGCAGGCACTACTGCTGTATTTTCAGGGATACCGCATAGCCCGCATTGCAGAAATGCTGGGCGAGAAAGCCGCAACCGTTCACAGCTGGAAAAAGCGCGACAAATGGGGCAGCTATGGTCCGCTTGACCAGATGCAGCTCACCACCGCCGCGCGGTACTGCCAGCTGATCATGAAGGAGCAAAAAGAAGGGAAGGATTTTAAGGAGATCGACCTGCTGGCGCGCCAGTCCGAGCGCCACGCCCGCATCGGGAAATTTAACAACGGCGGCAACGAGGCCGACTTAAACCCGAACGTGGAAAATCGCAACCGCGGTCCCCGCAAACCACCTGAAAAAAACCTGTTCAGCGATGAACAGATCGAAAAGCTGGAAGAGATTTTCCGCGCTGGCATGTTCGAATATCAGCGCCACTGGTGGGAAGCAGGGATTAAACATCGTATCCGCAACGTGCTGAAGTCCCGCCAAATCGGGGCAACGTATTATTTTGCGCGTGAGGCACTGATCGATGCCCTGGTTACTGGTCGCAACCAAATTTTCCTGTCGGCCAGTAAAGCCCAGGCGCATGTCTTTAAAGGCTACATCATTGAGTTCGCCAAAGAGGTAGACGTTGAGCTGAAAGGCGATCCGATGGTCCTGCCGAACGGTGCCACGCTGTATTTTCTGGGGACCAATGCCCGCACCGCGCAGAGCTACCACGGCAACCTGTACCTTGATGAATATTTCTGGATACCGAAATTCCAGGAGCTGCGCAAAGTTGCCTCCGGTATGGCGCTGCACAAAAAGTGGCGGCAAACCTATTTTTCCACCCCGTCCAGCCTGACGCACAGCGCCTACCCCTTCTGGTCTGGTGCGCTGTATAACCGTGGTCGCTCAAAATCGGACCGTGTGGATATCGACCTGACCCACTCGGCGCTGGCGGCAGGCCTGCTTTGTGCTGATGGTCAGTTCAGGCAGATCGTGACGGTAGAAGATGCCGTGCGCGGCGGCTGTAACCTGTTCGACCTCGACCAGTTGCGACTGGAATACAGCCCGGACGAATACCAGAACCTGCTGATGTGCGAGTTTATTGACGATCTCGCGTCCGTGTTTCCCCTTGCCGACCTGCAGGCCTGCATGGTGGACAGCTGGGAGGTCTGGGAAGATTTTCATGCACTGGCTCTGCGCCCGTTTGGCTGGGGCGAGGTATGGATCGGATATGACCCGGCGAAAGGCACGCAGAACGGTGACAGCGCCGGGTGCGTCGTTATCGCCCCGCCATCCGTTCCAGGCGGCAAGTTCCGCATACTGGAACGCCACCAGTGGCGCGGCATGGATTTCCGCGCGCAGGCAGAAGCCATCCGCCAGCTCACCTTGCAGTACAACGTAACCTATATCGGCATTGACTCTACCGGCGTCGGTCACGGCGTCTATGAAAACGTCAAAGGGTTTTTCCCTGCCGTCCGGGAGTTTGTCTATAACCCCAACGTCAAAAACGCCCTGGTGCTCAAGGCATACGACATCATCAGTCACCGCCGCATTGAGTTTGACGCCGGTCATACCGATATCGCGCAGTCATTCATGGCTATCCGCCGGGCCACCACCGCCAGCGGAAACCGCCCTACCTATGAAGCCAGCCGCAGCGAGGAAGCCAGCCACGCAGATTTGGCCTGGGCGACCATGCACGCATTGTTTAACGAACCGCTGCAGGGCGAGGCAGCCAACACCAGTAACATCGTGGAGATTTTTTAATGACTGAGAACACCGTACAGGACGTCATGCCGCCTGACGTACAAACCAATGATTCAGCATCTACTCAGGCGTTCAGCTTTGGCGATCCCATTCCTGTGCTGGACCGCCGCGAACTGCTGGATTATGTGGAATGCGTCCAGATGGACAGATGGTATGAGCCGCCTGTAAGTTTTGACGGACTGGCACGCACGTATCGCGCCGCCGTGCACCACAGCTCACCGATTGCCGTTAAGCGCAACATCCTGACCAGCACGTTTATCCCGCACCCGTTGCTGAGTCAGCAGGCATTCAGCCGTTTCGTGCAGGACTATCTGGTGTTTGGTAACGCCTATCTTGAAAAACGGACAAACCGACTGGGCGGTATTCTGTCGCTGGAGCCATCGCTGGCAAAATACACCCGGCGCGGGATCGATCTCGATACCTACTGGTTTGTGCAATACGGCATGACCACGCAGCCCTATGAGTTCACCAAAGGCAGCATTTTTCACCTGATGGAGCCGGACTTAAACCAGGAGATTTACGGCCTGCCGGAGTATCTGTCTGCCATTCCTTCGGCCCTACTGAATGAGTCCGCCACGCTGTTTCGTCGTAAGTATTACATTAACGGCAGTCACGCCGGATTCATCATGTACATGACCGACGCGGCGCAGAACCAGGAGGACGTGAACAACATCCGCCATGCGATGAAAAGTGCCAAAGGACCGGGTAACTTTCGCAATCTGTTTATGTACTCCCCCAACGGGAAAAAGGACGGCATCCAGATCATCCCACTGTCAGAAGTAGCGGCAAAGGATGAGTTTCTGAATATCAAAAACGTGAGCCGGGATGACATGATGGCAGCGCACCGTGTACCGCCGCAGATGATGGGGATTATGCCTAGCAATGTTGGGGGGTTTGGGGATGTAGAAAAGGCCAGTTTGGTTTTCGTAAGAAATGAACTCATTCCTCTACAGAAACGCTTCGAAGAGTTAAATAAATGGTTACATGAAGATATAATAAAATTTTCCGGCTACGAACTAAATAAATAAATTATAAAGATGCCCACTCATAGGGCATCTTTATAATTATCGACATAATTAACCAAGCCAGGCCTATTCAAAATGCCACTTTTTTTAATATCAACCAATGTATCCCATTCAAAATATTCAATTAGAATAGCGATAAGAATCAAAATCTTCGTATCTGTTAGATTTAACAATGCCTCATATTGCTCTTCACGCTCATCAATATCAACTTTTTCATTAATCAATTTAAGAATCAAGTAAAACCGCCTCGATACTGAGAAAAAACAATCATGAAGATCCAAATCATTAAGCCATTCAACAATATCACTCCTATCAACCTGTTCTCGGACCAATACCGCTAGTGAATTATCTATATAATCAACCGCCTCATGCGCCTTTAATATACTTGCCTTCGGCATAAAAACATCAGAATTACTACTACCTTCATTATCATCGTCTGCATTTCCAGAAACTGAGACCTTGAACTTCGTGAAGTTTACATCTTGAGCCTCTAGTAAACTAAAAAACCTCACCTCAAATTTCTTATATTTTTCCAATCGTTCCTGCCGCTGTATTTCATTAACCAATGTCGAATTGGCCTCACGTTGTAAGGTTAACGACTGGATAAGCAAATAAATTGTAACAAAGCTTAAAATAGGATTAACTACTCCACCTACATAATCACCAAACTGCCCCCAGACATCAGTTTTACTTGACAACTCTCCATCAAGCCCAAAATTCAGATAATAAGACAACCACACTAAGCCTATTATCAATAAACTCAATATTTTTATCATATTACTCTACCGTGTGGATTAAGTATTTTATGGTCTCACCACTCAGGACCGTAACGCGGCTAACTGTGAGAGTAAGATAAACAAACTCCTCTTCGTTTTTACCATTATTGATATGTAAATTCCCAGATATTTTAGTTTTCTGCCTTCTCTGTATAGTTTTTAGCGGCATATAAAAACCGAACGGTACTGTATCATTTTCACCTTGCAAAACTAACCTTCCATTACCTGTCCTTGAGTTAAATCGAGTGATGATAGCTGTAATTTGTATTTGTTCATTAGCAATACGTGATTGAAATAGATTAACTCGCGTCGTTGCATTAAGCTCGGCTATTCTTTGTTTTCCTGCAGGGAGTGGTTTCTTATAGTTTAGTTCAACATCATATCCTCTTTTAACGTTAACTTCATGCATTCTCTTAAGTGGAGACCGAATTCTACCTATAATCTCATCTTCAATATCCCCCAACCCATTAATAATGGTAGCTGCTTTTTGTGAAACCTGCCTAGTTTCAAGGTAAAGAGACTCAGATATAAAGTAACTCATTACTTCAGAAAATACTGCTCTACCCATTTTATTTAACTCAGAGACTAAAGCAGGCTCAGATACCACGACGTCAAAGTTCTGACCATAGGAGCTTTTAAAACTTTGTTTAAGGACTGCCCTTGCAGGGTTAACATGTGTTCTGCGTTGGATAATTCTCTTTCGGAGGATTGCCTCTGCAAGTAAGCAAGTCACCTCTGAAGTACCTCCAAGAGTTTTAATACCATACTCCATGTCAACATCATCATTCCCACTTTTTATCACAACATCGAAACTAACTTTCATGCAGCGTCCTTAAGTACAGTTTTATAGCATAGATACCCTAAGTAAGATTCATCTGAAAATATCATTGATAACTTATGCTGGCTAGCAACTTGATCATTGATGCCAGCGCGCGCTCGTATCCCCGCCACGCCTGCCCGCTTTGTGTAGTGGTTTTCATGCAGATGCATGACGGGCCGGAAAGCGCGCCAGTTCTGGCGGCCCCGACCCATTGCGATCCTTTTTGGATCATGCGAATCCATGCACCATAGACATGCGCTGATTTCTCAAACCGCAGGGTGCCATATGGGAGGGAGTTTCCCATGGTGCGGAATCACTAATGCGTACTCTCATCCTGCCTTACCCCATATTCATTCAGCCTAGTAACCAGATCGCTTGTCAGCTCCGACAGCCACGAAATCGCAACCTCCTTGTCGTCATCGCTACAATCTGAGCTGGCAACCAGCCGGGCCATAAGTTCTATCCGCTGCAGTGCAAGTGACTCCATGAACAAATCGTTCACAACTCCCTCCCAATATTACTGTTTATATATACAGTACATCATATGATTTTAAAGCTGAAATAGTTTTTTACTCAGCTAACTCTTTGATTAATAGATATGCCATTTCTCTGAGCTGTCAGTACCATTGACGCCATTTGTCATCCTCCTGTAGGCGCTGATTCCGGTAGAACAGGCGCAGCCCGGCACCAGATGGCAGGCTGCCGCCACTCAGAAGCAGATCCACTTCCGTTTCACTGGCGTCAAAGCCTCTGGACAGCAACTCCGCATTGAGCTGTAGCCGTTGGTGTTCCGAAATTTCCTGTTTGTAGCCTTTTCGGCGCTTCGGTTTAACCAGCCGCAGCCTTGCCGTCAGCTCGCGCAGTTCCTTTTTGCTCATGTTTTCGAAGTCCGGCAGCGCTGCAGGTTCTTCGCTGCCCTGTAGTTCGCCCCCTGTCTGGTACGTTTTTTCAACAGGGGGACAGTTATTGCCACGAGTCCAAGGGGCGCCAGCGCCCTGGTCGGCTGTCGCCTCCTGAACGTCAACGGCCTTACGGACCATTTTCCACTTCATCGCGTGCGTGCAAATCCGGCCCTCAACAATCGGGGACCAGATGCCATAAATACGGATGCCGTGATCGCCATAGGTAGATGGCTCGTCGTTAAGCTCGTAGGCCGTGCGGACCAGGTGATGTTTACGCGGGACCAGCACGCCGCCCTGCTTCATGATGTAGGTGGCAAAACATCCAGCATCGGCGGCAGCCAGTACCGCATCCAGTCGCGGGTTATCCAGTACCGGCGTACCGGCTTTTTTATCTGCCTGCTGTCGCGCGGTCTGGCCTGCCAGCAGGCGCAGCTCGCGATAAGCCTGACGCCCTGGAATACCGAAGAAACGGAACTGCTGGACGCGGTGCAGGGATGCCCAGGCGCTAACGTGCTCAGCGCTGTCCCGTAGTGATTTTCCTGTTTCTTTGCTGATCTCTTTCGCCAGTCCGCGCCCGTCGATGTTCTTGCTGATGTATTTGGCGATGTAGCTGGTCGGCGTGCCTTTGCGCGGGTTGATAAGTTCAGACTTGAATCGCGGGCCGGTATTGTTGCCCAGCTCGGCGCGGTCTTCACGAATGGCAAATTTACGCAGCAGCGTAGTGAGGGTGCGCCGGTCTTTCTTGCGCATGAAGCACAGCAGGTGCCAGTGCACGGTGCCGTCGTGATGCGGCTCGGCAACGCGCACGCCATACCAGCGCAGCCCAGTTTTATGCATTGCTTTGCGGAATGCGGCGAAGGTATCAACCAGATAATCACTACTCTGCCGGACCGTTTCGCTGGTCCACTTCGGATTAGGTCTGCCGTTGTTGAGCGTGGCGTGGAAGCGTGACGGACAAGTAATGGTATAGAACACAGCGCAGTCGCCGCGCATTTCTGCGATCAGCTCCAGCCCTTTCACACAGGCCATCATTTCATTACGACGGTGCGCCGGATTGCTGCTGCTAGCGTTCACAACGTCTTCCATATCCAGCGTGTCACCGTCGGCATTGACCAGCTCGTGCGACTGGAAAAACTCCAGCGATTTGCGGCGCTGCTCGCGTTTGTGGATCACGGCTTCATAGCTGACGTACGGGGACGCTTTCCTATTGACCAGGCAAACGGCACGGAGCTGTTCCTCCCGCCACTCGCAGCGCATCTGCCACAGTTTGCGATACCACCAATCTGCACAAAGCATACGCGCCAGCGAACCCGGAATAAGGCCATAGGGCGCTGGCTTACGGCGGCGTTTCTTGCGGCGCAGCCGTTCAAACGCAGGTGGAATGACATCCAGCCGCATAGCTTCTGCTGCTACCTTTTCCCATGACTGGCGGATTTGTTCTGGCTTAACGTCATCAGTCACAAACAGATCGCTGCAGGCCGCATCGAGACACATGCTCATATGTGCCGCAACAAGCGTGGACAGACGCTTGACCTGCTCCTGATTCATTTCAGGCAGTACCAGCAGCCCCTCCAGCCCTTCATGGCTCGCCATAAACCGGAAGGAAGCCGACAGCTGACTTTCACGCACACGCTCCAGTCGCTCAAGACACGGCCTGATGGTTTCGCGCAGATACCGGGAATATGCCTTTGGCCTTCCCAGCCCCTGGAAGAACTTAATTCTTTCAAGAAGTGGTTTGCTGACGTGTGTGGGTTCGGCGCTGACGTTAGCCAGAATGACCAAATCGGGGTTAAAGCGCTGCTGCTCTCTTGCCATTTTGACACGGCTGATGAGTCGGTCCTGCTCCAGTTCACACTGAACAGGATCGCGGGACTCATTGAAGAAATAGCGTTCCCAGACCTCATCACTCAAGGCCTCGCGACGCAGATGCTCCTGCTCGTTATCCGTAGCGTAAAGAGTGATCAGGTTTGAAAGCGCAGACACCGGCGCAACTTCCGCCGGGTCCAGATAGGGGTTTACTGCTTTTTTCTGGGCGTTCCATGGGAAAACTCCGGCGGCCTCAGTCGGGCCGCCTTTGTCGTTTGTTAATTCAGGCATCACTGACAGGCTCCGAAGCTCACTGCGCTCCTCGGGTGTAGTGCTTCCCTTTCAGCTCAGCGATTTCCTGGCATGTGACGCAGCACTGCACGCCAGGGATAGCTTGTCTGCGAGCAGTTGGAATTGGCGTGTCGCAGTCGATGCAAAGAACGCGAGCGGCACCTGGCTTCCTTGTACGAGCGTTCTGGATATGGCGCTGCAGGTTTTCTTCGACGCGCTGCTGAACGAGATCCATGGAATCAGCCATCAGTGCCAGTCCCCGCGTGATTCAGCTTCATAACGGGCAACTTCGCGGCGCAGCAGTTCTGCCGCCTCCACTCCATTCATCCCCTCTTTCAGAATGTGGATCGCCAGTGCCTCCATGCGGATGGAAACGGCAAAGGCGCAGCTTTTACGCTCATCCAAACGGGTCTCGTTAAACAGCTGGAATAAACCAGCATCATCTTGTCCAGTTTTGGTGGTGCGTGTTTCACTATTTCGCATAATCAGTTCTCCTGAATTTGGGCAAAAGAATGCCCGACGGGTTTACGCCATTAATTTCTTTTTTGGGTTAGTTCGGCATGGTTAGCCGTTTGGGAAATAAGCTCACCACTGCACGAAAATGATTCATTGCTTTAATCAGCTCCCGCGTTTCGTCAGTGGTCAGCTCATTAATATTGACGCTGTGACGTTCTGCCGGAATTTTTGCCATGAAGAATATGGCGGCCAGTGCCCTCTCGTTTTGTTTGTGGTCAATGTCGCGGGGATCGCGCATCTCATTAATAAACCGTTCCAGTTCCCGCTCAATATTCAGACCAAACACTTTTGCTCTCAGCTCAGCGATATGGTTCAGCCCATTCAGGCGCTGACCGGTACTCAGTGGAACAGTCGCTGCAGGACCTTCAATAGCCATGGTTTCCTCTGTTGGATAGTGGACAGGTCGGCCAAAAGCGCATCCTGCGAGCGGCACGGATGCCAGCGCTTACCATCCTTCCCGATAATCCAGCCGTGGCCGCAGTGCATTGCCGGGCTTTTCTTAACGAGAAGCGACGCAAATGAGGGGTCATTGTTCAGCATAAACACCTCAGCTCAGACCAAACGAAGAGCCAAGACCTGTCATGGTATCGATGACACTTGCCATTGCAGGGTTAGCCTGTAAACGCGCCTGCAGTGAAATCGCGGTAAGTGCCATCAGCCGAGTAACGGAGTTGACGCTTTCGACAACCTGCCGGCGGGTGGTCGCGTTCAGTGGAACACCAGAAACCGCACTGGCAGCGACACGGCCGATCTCGGCGGTGGCTTTCAGGACGTACTGCGGCATTTTCTCCCGTGCGACTTCATTGGTAGGTACGCATGGCAGGCAATGAATCTGCGCCAGAAATCCATCAACCAGCGCTGAGTCTTCGGTGAGATCGGTCAGAAGCCATATGTCTGGCGCTGTGAGCTGGTGCGGTTGCTCCGGGTTGAGCTTATTACGCAGGGTTTGAACATTCATACCTGCACGTTCTGCCAGCTTCGCCATGTTGTGACGCAGCGCGAAGGCCCGGCAGGCCTCATTGAAATGGGGATGTTTTGATATGCGATAGTCAAACATAGTCAGTTTCTCCGTGAAGTCTCAAAATGGAACTAATTGATAGTCACGTTGCAATCTGAGAGTGCATCAACGGTTAAAGCAACGATGTTAATCATTACCTTTTCACGCTTCTTATCTTTGCGCAGGCGGTGACGAGGCAACCGACCATCTGCAAGCATATCGTTTATGGTGTCAACAGGCAGACCAGTTAGCTCGCTATAGCGTTCAATTGTGACGTGCGGTGTGTTCAGAGTGATTGAAATATTAGGGGTCATGATGCAACATCTCCTATTGGCTTGTGGTGAGCCGTTTGTAATCGTGACAAGTACCCAAATGGGAACTAAATTGATACTAGGATCGCATAAGAGATATGTCAACATTAAAGTACCCAAGTGAGATCAAAATAAATCCCAATCAGGGTGGCAAGGCTGCGATTGAGCGATTGGTCGAAGCATATGGTTTTACAACACGGCAAGCCCTTGCTGACCACTTAGAAGTGTCAAAAAGTACATTGGCTAACCGGTACATGAGGGATACCTTTCCTGCCGATTGGATAATCCAGTGCGCCCTTGAAACTGGAGTCTCACTAAAATGGCTTACATGTGGGGAAGGACGCAGAGAAAGTTCACAAAAAGAAAACACAATAGAGCTTGATAGACATGTTGTATCCGCAGGCAAGCTAAAAGCGGCGGGTTCTTACATCTTCGATAAAGCATTTCTTCCAGAAAATCTTAGGAAACCAATTGTGGTTGCAGAACATGATTCAGAATTTATCTGTGACACCGAGTTTGAAGATGTCCGTGATGGCAAATGGCTAGTGAGTATTGATGGTCAGGTTCTACTTCGGACTTTAACTCGCCTTCCGGGAAGCCGACTCCTTATTGACGGCGGTAATCGTTCGTTTGAGTGTGCATTAGCAGATATAGAGATCCTCGCAAAGGTGCTCATTAGCTGCATTAAATAAAAGGGATTTTTTATGTCTCGGGAAACAAACGTTATCATTTTTAATTTACAGCAACTTCTAGCATTTTTAGCTACACGTGAGAGAAGCAAGTAATGGACGACTTATTAAATATAAAAACTATACTGATTGGTTTTCTGATTGCGATTATTTTGACATTCATTTTTTTAGACAAATTTAATAGATATATATTGAGCTTCTTTGAATTTACTGACGAAAGTTTATCGAAGCAACGTCTTTTCAAAATTGCTATTGCTGGACCTCTTTTATTAGCAACTTCACTTTGTTTACCCATTTGGTATGACAGCACTATAAAATTAAATCTAAGTCATGTCGGCTATCAAAATTTCTTAACTATTTTTAAACTACCAATTGGTGTTTGGTCTTTATCCATTCCTTTGGTTGCCATAGTTGCACACATACACAGAACAATTCAAACGGCCTCTCAGTTAGAAGTCACAAGAAAAAAGAATATGGGTGATAGTTTTTTTGCACATCACAAATATATCACAGAAGCATTATCTAAATTCCCGACACACATATTAAAAACAAAAGATGGAGAATTTGAAAAGAAGGTTAGCGAACCTTACAAACTTTATAATAATCTTTTTGAAAAATCGTCTTATGAATCTGGATTAGTAATTAATGACATATCAGATAAAATTAATGATATTCAAACCCTGCTTAACACAGCCTCATCTTATCTTTCACGTTCAAAGATAAGGAAGGATAACCTACGTGGTAAGGTTGATGATTTCAATAGAGTAGCAAATGCAATAAATGAAATAAATAAAAAGCTAACCATAAGCATAAAGAAATCTGACAAAAATTATTTATACATGCTTAAAAATGATGTTGGAACCCTTAAAATAGTAACAACCTACTATGATGAGGATGAGTTCAAAAAAGATTTAAAATACTCAATAGAGCTTATCTCATCTATTTGTGGCTTAATGAATAAACGTTTGCAAATAAAAGACACATTATACTATTATATTAACGTTTTTAATGAGCGACATTATTTTTATGGGGATATGTTTAGCAAAACTGTTGAGATTGAAGCCCCAGAAGTTTATGGATTCGCATCCAATATTTCTAAATCGCTTGACGAGGATTTTGAGCGTTATAATGCCAAGTTAAAAATGAACATGTATACCAATGAGCTCAACAAACATTGACTACTGTTTATGTATACAGTTAAATTCAGCTCTCACACATGAGGGCTTTTTTATGGCAGTACGAAAACTCGGCACAGGAAAATGGATTTGCGAATGCTACCCCGCCGGGCGCAGCGGGCGCCGTGTGCGTAAGCAGTTCGCCACCAAAGGCGAAGCACTGGCTTTTGAACGCCACACGATGGATGAGACGGAGGCTAAGCCCTGGTTGGGTGAATCAGTAGACCGTCGGACTCTAAAAGACATAATTGATCTCTGGTTCAAGCTGCACGGCATATCTTTGACCGCTGGCGAGCATGTTTATAACAAGCTGGTCCTGATGGTCGATGCACTCGGAAACCCTCTCGCCATTGATCTCAGCTCGAAATTGTTCGCACATTATCGTGACAAACGCCTGACCGGTGAAATCTATTTTAGCGAGAAATGGAAGAAAGGTGCCAGCCCGGTCACGATCAATCTGGAGCAAAGCTATCTGAGCGGAGTGTATAGCGAACTGACCCGGCTCGGCGAATGGACAGCACCAAACCCACTTGAAAATATGCGCAAATTCTCCATCGCCGAAAAAGAAATGGCTTGGCTAACACATGAACAAATCACAGAGCTTTTGTACGACTGCGAGCGCCAAAATGCCCTGCTCGCTCTGGTTGTTAAAATCTGTCTAAGCACAGGAGCACGCTGGCGCGAGGCCGTGAACCTCACTCGTTCCCAAGTCACGAAATACCGAATCACATTTGTCAGAACCAAAGGCAAAAAGAACCGCAGCATTCCGATCAGCAAAGGGCTGTATGAAGAAATCATTGCCCTGGATGGCTTCAAGTTTTTTACTGACTGCTACTTCCAGTTTTTAGCTGTGATGGATAGAACCTCGATCGTACTACCGCGTGGGCAGCTTACTCACGTCTTACGACATACGTTTGCAGCACATTTTATGATGTCCGGTGGAAACATCCTAGCTCTCCAGAAGATCCTTGGACATCATGATATAAAAATGACTATGCGCTATGCTCACTTAGCACCCGATCATCTTGAATCAGCATTAAAATTCAATCCTATTGCTACAATGACGAATAACTCCCAGAAGTAA